GCCGGAGCAATTGCCCTTCTTCCTCTCATGGCTGGCCCATGCGTATTGGAATGCGATGGCGGGGCGACCCCGAAACGGCCAGGCCGTTTTCCTCGCGGGTGATGTGAATCAAGGCAAGACGCTGGTTTCCAACGTCCTTGTCGGCGACCTCTTCGGCGGGCACATGGATGCCAGCGACTACCTGCTGGGCGAGTCCCGCTTCAACAAGGAACTCTTTGAGGTCGGGCTCTGGACCGTGGACGACACGGTGCCGTCCTCCGACCCGCGAAAGCAGCAGCTTTATTCGGCGATGCTGAAGAAGATCCCCGCCAACTACAGCTTCCAGTATCACCCCAAATTTCGCGACCAGCTCATGCTGCCGTGGGCGGGCCGGGTGATCGTCACCTGCAACGCGGATCCCGAGTCGATCCGCATTCTGCCGGACGTTGAGATGAGTCTCCTGGACAAGGTGATGCTCTTCAAGGTCGCCACGGCAGAACGGGACTTCTCGGATGCTGCCGACCGAATCCGCGCCGAGTTGCCGTTCTTTGCGGGGTTTCTGCGGGATTACGAAGTTCCTGAGCATTGCCAAGGCGACGCCCGGTTCGGCGTGAAGTGTTACCATCACGCGGAACTGATCGAAACCGCCCAGCAGTCCAGCAAGACTGCCGCTTTCGTGGAGCTTCTGGAGATGTTCAAAGGCTCTATCTTTGCGGATGCCAACCGCGATGAATGGACCGGCTCTGCGACGCAGCTCCTTTCGGAAATGATGAGCGATGAGATCACCAGGCACGTCGCTGCCAAATACACCCCTGACCAGATCGGTCGCCGCCTCGGCCAACTCAAGGCCCAAGGTTACCCCATCGGCTACGAACGCAGCCGCGACATAGCCCGCACCCGTCTATGGACCATCACCCGCAACGGCCGCAATCCCGACAATGAACCGTTTTGACCACATCGACGTGTCCACAAAACCACCCGTCCAAACAACGCGTCCAGAGGCTAACTCATTGATAGAGAAAGAAATACAACTCCATTGGACGCTTGGACGCGTTTTCGGAGGACGAAATCAATATATGCGCGTAGCGCGCGTGTGCGCCCGTATGCGTAATGCATCCCGCTCGCGCACATGTATACGTCTATTATTTAGTGTCCAAAGAGTCCACGTGTCCAAGAGGCCCTATTTATCGGCCTCGGCAGCCTGGACGCGTTTCGGACACGTGGACCCGTCAACAATTTTGGGAGGTCTCCGCCATGCGTGACGACTATGCCATCCGCCAGGCCGAGCGCGACCGCGAGTACGAGGCCGCCTTCAACTCTCCTGAAGTGCTGCAATGGATTGAATCCCTCGACCCAAAGGAACGACAGCGCCTTGAAGCCGAAGGGCTGCTTAAGCCATTGATTCAGCGCAACGGCAGCGGAATGAGGGATGAAGATTTGGCAGATAGCGCACTGGCTTCGGAAACCCCTGACATCATCGGTGCCATTGAGAACCGTTCGGGTGCATCGGAAGCGGATCCCATGAACGACGAGCGTCTTTGGGATGTGTTGCGGCGGCTTTTGGGCGAACTCCTCAACCAGAAGAACGCCAAGCTCACTATCGAATGCCTCGCGGTTGTCAGCGGCATCGGCTTTATGGGCGATTCCATGACCGAGATCGCCAGGCGCAACGGCGTCACCCGGGCCGCTGTAAGCAAACGGTGCGTGGAGCTGACTGAAAAGCTCGGACTGCCGCCCTCTCGTGGGATGCGCAGTTTGACAGCGCGCATGTCGTATGCCCGCACCCAGCACTCCATCCGCCAGCATCATGAGCAACGAAATCATCGCCGCCGGTGAAGGCACCATGCGCGTCACCCGTCTCGGCGTTGAATTCGATGGCGAGGTACCGGAGCAAACCATCGACGATCTGCTGCGCGATGCCGGTTCGTTTGCACGTGGGTGCCTTTTCATCATCGGCGACGCGATCAATTACGCACAAGGCAAGTGGGGCGAGAAATACGACCACTGGATCGAACTGACCGGCCTGGAATACCAGACCTTACGGAACGCTTCCTGGATCGCGAGGAAGATCGATTTGTCTGTGCGCAGAGACAATTTGACGTTTGACCACCACAAGATTATCGCGAGGCTCGCCCCTGCAGAACAGGAGCACTGGCTTGATCTGGCGGTAGAAAACGGAATGAGCACGCGCCGCCTGCGGAAGTCGCTGCTGCTTGGCCGTCCGGCCACCGATGCCGATATGCAGGCGGAAAAGAACGATTCCGGCATCGAGAACGTTCATCCCTACGTAAACCGCATCTGCGGATTCTGGGGGAAGCTCACACGGGCTGGCTGGGTCAGGAACGCCGGGGTGGAAAAGCTGCGGGCGTTCAAACGCGATCTTCAGCCGGTGGTGGATATCTACAACCAGCTTCCCGATTGATCCTGTGGAGTGCGAGCATGATGAGAACGGCTGCCCGACGCGATGCAGACAGCGAGCGATGATAGCGTTAACACGTCGCCTCCAGCCCCCCCGGCCTTGCAGGCTTCCGTGGCCTCGAGAAAGGCTCGGGGTTGCTTCGTCCCTCGCTCAATTTGAGTGAGATTCTCTTTTTTCAGATGTCCCACTTCCATGGGGACCGGCGCGTGGCGATTTCCTCTGTAAAAGTCGCGCGAAGGTTCCGGGACATTGACACGCCGTGTCTCGCATGGATGCGACATCGGCTCCCCCAAACGCCTACGCGAAAATTCTCGATGCTGACCTGCGCAATATTCTCAAAAAGGCGGCTGCGGGAAAACCGCTTTCCCCCTCCGAACATGCCCGGGTCGTCGCCAGGGCCGCTGGGTGCGACGATTCCGTAACGACTGCAAAGACCGTTGTGGAACTTGCCGGGCTCCTCGGCACCAATCGCCGTCAGATCGCACGTTGGCAAAAGCTCGCTGGTGCGCCGCAGACCAATGCGAATGGCAGTTATGATGTTGTGGCATGGCGCGAGTTCGTTCGCGAGCGTGGATTGAAGGCCGGGAAGGCATCCGGTGAAGTCGATCAGGCGGCCCTCAAGTCCCGGAAGCTCCTTGCCGAGATCGAGGATCGGGAACTGAAGGTTGCCCTCAAACGGGGCGACTATGTCCTTCTTTCCGATGTTCGCCGGGAATGGCTTACGCAGGTCGAAAAGGCGATCGCCCTGCTTCGGGCGAAGTTTGAAAACGAGCTCCCCCCGATCTTGAGCGGTCTGGATGCTCAGGGCATCCGAGAGGAAGGGGCCAAGGCAATCGATGAAGTCTGCAATGTGCTCCATACGGGAGGAGGCACGACGCCATGAGGACGCCTTCCCGGCTTGAACAGAAGTTCGCCCTTCTTTGGCGCACGCTCGGCGGCCCAGTGCTGGAGGAAGAGTTCCGGTTTCACCCGAAGAGGCGCTGGCGTGCCGACTTCGCGCATCTGGAAAGCCGGACGTTGATCGAAGTCGAGGGCGGCGTCTGGGTCGGCGGCCGCCATAACCGGGGAACAGGGTTCATGGCGGATGCGGAAAAGTATCTCGAAGCCGCCCTCGGGGGCTGGCGGGTGGTACGGCTGGCCGCCCCGCAGATCACCCTCGATAACCTACGCCGGATCATCGCGGCAATCGACAACGGATGGCAGACGACCAGTTAACCCCCATCTGGCAGGAAGCATGGCGACCGCCTGATCGGCAGCCGCCGTGGGCGTGGGCGGAAGAGCACATCCGCTCGATTCCGTATTCGCCAATGCCCGGACGGTTTCGGATCGAAAACTCCCCGCAGATTCGGGAGGTGCTCGATGCGATGGTTGATCCGAAGGTGCGCCTCGTTTCTATCATCGCGGCGGTGCAGTCCAGTAAGACCACCGCTCCCGAGGTGGGCCTCTGCTATATCATCGCCAACCTGCCCGGCCCGACGCTCTGGCTCGACCAGACCGACGAGGACGCGAAGGACCAGAGCGAATCCCGGCTTCAGAAAATCTTCGAGGAATGTGAACCGGTCAAAGCGCTCTTCCCCGCCAACCGGCATAAACGGCGCAACCAGACGATTCATTTCGCCAACGGAATGACTCTCTGGGTCGTCGGGGCGCACAACAAGACCAACCTCCAGCGGCGTTCCATCCGTTGGCTCATCGGGGACGAAACCTGGCGCTGGCCGCCGGGGCATATGGCCGAAGCCGAGGCCCGCGTGACCGCGTTCGGGTGGCTCGGGAAATGCATTTTCATGAGCCAGGGCGGCGAGGAAGATGACGATACTCACCGGAAGTTCGAGACAACCGACCAACGCGAATGGACATTTGCGTGCCCGGAGTGCGAACACCGGCAGCCGTTCCTGTGGGAAAACGTCGAGTGGAGCAAAGACTGTAAGGACGAGAATGAGCAGTATGATTTTGTCCGGGTTCATGCGACGACCTCGATGCGGTGCACTGCCTGCAACCATTACTTTGAGGATACCGACGAGACGCGGCGGCGACTCAACGCCACCGGGCGCTTCGTCCCCCAGAACCTCCGGGCGGCCCGCGAGAATGTCGGCTTCCACTGGAACGCGCTTGCCACCATGTCGTGGGGAAAGCTCGCGGAACTTTATCTCCGCGCAAAATCAGCAGCGCGGAAGGGCGACACGTCCCTGATTCAGCAGTTCTACCAGAAGCGGCTCGGCCTGCCCTGGCGTGAATACCTGGAGGATTTCAAGTTGGAGATCACCACGTCGGGCTACCACATGGGCGATTTCTGGTGCGATGAAGCGGGCATCGACCGGTTCGGAAAGATCGCCTCGCCGCCGTTCCCGGAGGGTACGGAGATGATTCCGGTGCGGATTCTGACCGTCGATTGCCAGATCGACCACCTCTTTGCCGTAGTGCGCTCGTGGAGCGCGGAGGGCTCCTCCCGGCTTCTTTGGTGCGAGCGTATCCTCACCTTCGAGGACGTGGACGTGCTCCAGAAGCGCTTCTCCATCCATTCAAACCTTGTATTCGTCGACGCGGGAAACGCCACCTATGAGGTTTACAAGCAGTGTGCCGAACGCGGCTGGGTGGCGCTTCTGGGCGACCGCCGAAACACGTTCGTCCACAAACCCAAGGGCGGCGCCTCCATCCAACGATTCTACTCTCCGCGCCGCAAAGTGGTCCTCGCCCACAATCGCTGGTGCCATGTCCATTACTGGAGCAATCTGAATATCAAGGACAGCCTCGCCCGGCTACGTCGAAACCAGGATCCGACCAATGGCGTGACGTGGGAGGTTCCCGATGACGTGCCGGAGGATTACCTCAAGCAGATGGAATCCGAGCACCGGGTGAAGGAGAAGGGCAAGTGGACCTGGCTCCAGATCGGCAGCCGTCCCAACCATTATTTTGACTGCGAGGCAATGCAGACCGCAGCAGCCACGATGCTGAAGCTCATCGGGCGGGAGGCTGCGCACGGCATTGAATCCGCCGGTGAAATCGAAGGTGGCAGCCCTGCCGAATAGGTCCGTTTCAACCCGATTATACCCATTTCAATCCGTTTTTATCCATTCGAGATGTTTTCGTCCCGCAATTCCGCGATCTGTTCCTCGGTCAGCGGCGCAGGCTGGCCGTGCTTCTTCCAGCTTTCGGGATTCCTCCCGAAGCCGAGTTGGACGGAGAGGCTTGCCTTGGACATCTCGATCCCGTGTGCGCGGAAAATGCGATCGGCTTCCTCCCATTTCACGCCTGCCCTGCCGAGCGCCTTGGCCACAGCGCAGGCGGAAAATCCATGAATCTTGTTCTTCCGGCCCTTGCTGTTCTTCGGTTCGACCGCCTTGGGGGCAGCAGAAACCGCCTTCCGATCAGGCTCGACCGCCGAGCCGAGAACGGCAAACGCTTTGATCTTGGCGTGTCGTCCTCTTCCCTCGAATTCGACGGTTCCGTATTCGAGCTTGCCACTGCACCCCGCCAGCGTGTCCAGGTTCTTCAGCTTGTCGATTACCGGTTTCTTTCCGGGCGTGGTGAAACGGAAATGCGTCGCTCCCCGTGGCGGAACGTGCGCGGTTTGGATGGATTGAGTGGTCGCGTTGGATGGAATGCTAATGTTCATAGTGATCGTTGGTTTGAAGAATTACGCTTCGGGGTGTGGCATCGCGGAACGCACGATGGTGATCTGAAATTCGCTGCCGTCCTTCATTCGGAAGACAACTCCCCGGTTCCGGGTCATGATTCCCGCATCTTCGAAAGACGTGGCGCTGACCAGGGCTTCGATGATGGGTTCGCCGTCTTCGCCGGTCTGGTACTCCAGTTCAAGAAGGGCTGATTCGATGTCGTGCTCGGTCATGGCTTATTCCTCCCCCTCGATCAGGTTGCATCCGCGAGCGGCTTCCTTGAGGAGTTCAACCAGGCGGGCGGCGTCGCCCACGTGGGCCCAGTTCACTTCGTCCGGGCCGATGCCCATGTGGTCATCCAAGTGGCGGCGCAGGAGCGTCACCAGTTCCCGGGCGCTGGCGACATGGTGGATGAACGTCTCCCGAGCCTGTTCTTTGCTGTCTTTGCGGGTGGCAGTCATGGTTGTTTGCATGGTCGTGTCATTCGCTCCACCCACGAGAATCATCGAGTTACTTATCTGACTTTATTTGCTGCCCGATAGCGGCAGCAGGCACACAACCTGCATGAAGGCCTGACACGGCGTTGACACCCTGTGGGGTGGCATGAGCTTCAAATTCGTTCAGTTGGTCGGAGCGATCTTTCTCGTTGGCCTTGCTCTCGTCCTCCTCGCCGGTTGCGGCACGATCTGGCGGGCACAATACAGCAACCCGAAGTTTGGGGACGCAGCCGTCGAGGTGGAACTTCCGGAAAAAGCGAAAGGGTACGCCAAGTGAGCCTTGATCTGATCGGACCGACGGAGAAGCCGAAAGCAAAGGCGCTTGCCGACGGCATCGAAGTCTGGTGCTCCCATGAACGGCTGCTGCCGGTGGAGGAGTTAAAGCCCAACCCTCGCAATCCGAACCGGCATCCGGACGGACAAATCGAACTGCTGGCGAAGAACATCCGATATTTTGGCTGGCGTCACTGCATCACTGTCTCAAACCGCTCGGGCTTTATCGTGGCGGGGCATGGACGACTTCTCGCGGCCCAGAAACTCAATGCCCGGATCGTCCCGGTCGAATTCCAGGACTTCGCCAATGAGGATGAAGAACTGGCCGTTCTGCTGGCCGACAACCGACTGGCGGAGATTTCGGAAACCGATGAGGAAGGACTGAAAGCGCTGCTCAAGGAACTCGACGGGAAGATCGACCTCGATCTGACCGGCTTCGATGAGGACTCTCTCGACGATCTTCTGGACCGCCTCGATACTACCGAGGAGAAAACCAACACAGTCACTCCCCCGCCCGTTATTCCAATCACCAAGCTGGGCGATCTCTACGAGCTGGGCCATCACCGGCTTCTTTGCGGCGATTCCACGAACGTAGAGGATGTGCGACGCGTCATGAACGGCGAGCGGGCAATTCTCTTTGCGACCGATCCACCCTACCTCGTTGGCTACGACGGCACGAATCATCCCGGTGACTCTCACACGAAAAACACCGATTGGTCGGAAACCTATGGGGCGACATGGGATGAAGCGGATGATGCGCGAAACTGCGACCTATACGATCGCTTCATCAAGGCGGCCATCGCTGAAGCCATCGTGCCGAATGCCGCCTGGTATTGCTGGCACGCCAGCCGCCGCCAGCGGATGGTGGAGGATGCATGGGAGAAGAACGGGGCGTTCGTCCATCAGCAGATCATTTGGGCAAAGCCGAACCGTCCCATTCTCACCCGTTCCTGGTATCTCTGGGCACATGAGCCGTGCTTCTTCGGTTGGATCAAAGGCCAGAAGCCACCGAGGGAAAGCTCCGACTACGAGCGGAGCGTCTGGGAGATCGAAGGCCTCAACAACGATGAGCGCCCCGACCATCCCACGCCGAAGCCGCTGGAATGCTTCGCCATTGCGATGCGCCAGCACACGAAGAAAGGCGGGCTTTGCTTTGAGCCGTTCTCTGGAAGCGGCAGCCAACTCATCGCCGGGGAACAACTCGGACGCCGGGTGTACGGGTTGGAAATTTCACCTGCCTACTGCGACGTGATCGTCCGGCGTTGGCTTGCGCTCGGTGAAGGTCGTCGTGTGATCCGCAATGGTGAGGACGTCACGGAACTCTTTCTGGAGAGAACTGAGAGTTCACGAAAGAAGGAGCTTTCGTAGACGGTCCGATGGCCGGTCATACTCAATTCGAGAGTAGAGTACCTCGTTCATATATCCTTCGACCCGATCCCAATCAATATCGCCCCCGCCCTCAAGATCACCGAAAATGCGGTTGCCCAGGATGAACTTTGCTTCGTTCATCGTGCCGATCAGGCTCCTATCGGAGCGGGAGAGCACAATCACGGTCTGGTTTTCAGAATCAAGCTGCCCGCCCTGATCAGCAAAGCGAGCGGCAGCACGTTTCAGGAATGCCGCGATGAACTCTTCGAACTTACGAATGCTCTTTAACGGGACAATCACTGTGGTCAAAGAGGCATCGTTCATCACAACTGCAACAGCCCCGCCCTTTCGGACTTTGAGAATGTCTGCGCTCCATGAATCCAGCACCGCCCTCTGCGGAGGACGCTGATGCGGAAGCGAAATCGCACATTTCATTCGGTCCGCAAACGCTTTGGAAACGTGAAGAATCATTGCGCTTTATTCCTGCCATATCCGGAGCAGAGCTTCCAGCAAGTTGACTCGGGATCTGAGGCATGACGACTCCTTCCGACAAGCCGAATGACGCCGCCGCCCAGTTGGAGGCCTTCATCGACGCCCAAGGGTTTCGCTTCTTCAAAGGCCGCGAGTTCACTCCCTACTGGAGCCGGGTAAGTGACGGGATGAAGAACTCCGTCCCACCGCGCAACCTTTGGCCGAATATCCTTCCCACGCTCAAGGTGCTCGACACGCTCCGGGAGAAGATGGGCGCTCCGATTCGACTCCTTTCCACTTACCGCAGTCCCGCTTACAACCGCGCCGTGGGCGGCGAGAGTCAGTCGTTCCACATGCAGTTCAAAGCCATTGACTTCAGCTGCGACAAAGGCACGCCGGAACAATGGGCTGATGCTTTGAAGCTAATGCGCAAAGAGAAGGTATTTTCCGGTGGCATCGGCATCTACCCCCGAAACGGATTCGTCCATGTTGATACCCGTGGGTACACGGCAGACTGGAGGGGCTAAGCCATGGCGCAAGGGTTATTTACCGTCGGCTTTTCCGTCGCCGAGGTTCTTCAGATCCAGGCAAAGGCCAAGGAAATGCTCGTGGAAGGGAAGACCATCATGGCGTGGGGTGACAGTGGGTCCACGGTCAGCAAGCAGTTCGCGATGCCGATTAAAGAGGTGCTGGAGGAATGCGCCCATGCGCTGCGTGTGCTGGATCCCGCCACGTACGCTCCCCGCCGCCGTTCGGCACAAGCTCAGGTAATTGGATCTCTCCCGAAATGAAGAAGTTCTTCGGCGCATTGAGTGCAGCGGTTCGCGCGTTTTCGTCTTACGAGAATGCAAACGCCTCGCCGCGCCGTGGCCGTGTGCCGGGATCCGCTCCGACCGATACACGAAAAGAACTGACCTCCGGCACCCGCCGTGAACTGGTTCGCCGTAGCCGGTATCTCCACAAAAACTCAGGCTTCGCCCGGGAGATCGTTGCCGACATGGCGATCTATTCGACCGGCGATGGTATTCGGCCGCAGGCGCTCAGCCCCAATCCGGAATGGAACCGAAAGGCGGAAACCTACTTCGCCCGGTGGAGCGCGCTTTGCGATATCACCAACCGCTTCTCGCTGGCGGAATGCCAGACCCTCGTCTGCCGGGGCGTTGATGTGGACGGCGAGTTCTTTGTCGCCAAGGTGCGTGACGCTTGGGGAGCGCCTAAGCTCCAGTTGCTGGAATCCCACCGTATCGGCCCTGCCGGGAATGGAACCGATACCCATGACGGCATCATCCTGGACTCTCTCGGCGCTCCGATTGCCTACCGGGTGCTGGTGGATGACGTCACCTATCGGGATGTCCCCGCAGATCGGGTGCTCCACATCTTCGAGCCGGAAAGCGCCTCTGCGGTGCGGAACGCGCCCAC